CGGCCGGGACATGTGTTTCCTTCGGCTGGGGCCTTGGGTCGTACATGGTGCAGGCGGTCGACTGGTCTCAGGGCCTCGTGCCCGCGCCGCCGCTGCTGGTCGCGACTGAGCCCATCTATGGAGGATCCCGGACGGAGGGCCGCCTGCCCCCGGTCTCGTTCGCCGGATGGTCCGACGGATCCTACGGCGGTGCGGCCGCCCGATGGGTCGCGGGCCTGAAGAACGGCCGGGGCGGGATCGCCTACCGAAAAAGGTACGGCGACGGAGAGCTCGACCTCACGACCTACTCGACCACAAAGTCCAGGCAATGGGGCGCTTACGGCTGCCCGAGCGAGATCGCCATCGAGTCCAATAAACACACCGCCCGCGACGTCGCGCTCTGCGAGACATGGGAGGGCCTGACCGCCGCGATCGAGAGCGGATTCTGCGTGCCCATCTGCTCGAATGTCGGTTTTGCCAGCGGCGACAGAGACGCGGACGGATTCCTCCGCCGGGCCGGAAACTGGAGCCATTGCATGCTTATCTGCTGCGTGAAATATGCGGCCAACAGCGGAAAGAATTTCGAGCCCCCAATGCAGTCTCCGAGGGACGGAGTCCTCGTCGTGAATAGCTGGGGCTCCGGGTGGGTCCGAGGCGGAAAGCATCCGGCCGACCAGCCCGACGGCAGCTTCTGGATCAGCCGCGCCGATGCCGAGGCAATCCTGAGACAGGGCGACTCATTCGTGATTGGCGGGGTCGGAGGCTTCAAGTACAGGGACCTCCACAACGGAAACTGGATGGAATCAAAATGAGCAGGACAACCTCGGCTATCGTCGTCTGCCTACTTCTCTGGCTCTGCTTTGCGGGCCCGGCCTCGTCGCCGACGCCGCCCCGGCCAGACCGCCCCGTGCTCTCGGTCGTCGCCAGGCTGGCGCGGCTCGGGCTCTGGGTCATGCTCGCGAGCGAGCGGCCTCCGACTCCGTCGCCGGTCGTCTATCACGCGCAAGTCGACAGCTCAGGCGATCGCGTCCTCGCACACGGGGAGGGCTGGTGAATATCTGGTCATGGATAGCGTGGGCCCTGGCCTACTGGAGCTCGGACCCTGCGGCAATCGACCGCGAGGCGCCTCGAGCTGCTGCGGCGGTGGCCTACGCATACAGCGCGACCGCCGAGGATCCCTCTCCGGACAGGTAGCGCGTACTACCAAAGTACAAACCTCGACCGGCCATCGGTTCAATCGCGTATCGACCTGCGACATATTGGCGACATCAGTTTCCAATAACTCAAGGACTACGACACATGAACCGCCGCCGCCTGCTCCAGGATGAAGCCGCCAAGCTCGCGAATCAGATCGAGGAGCTGCGGGCCCTCGCCCCGGCCAACGACGCCGAGGCGGCGACGATCGCCGAGCGGCTCGACGACGCCAGCAAGCGATCCGAGCAGATCCTCCCCGAGCTCGACCGTGAGAACGCTCTCGACTCCAGGCTGAAGGCCCTCCGCTCCACCGTCACCGACGGCTGCGAGCATCGGGACGCTCTGTCCCGTGGCGAGGCCCCGACGGTCGAGACCGCCGAGGCGGCCGCCGTCCGAGGCTTCGGCTCGCGGCGAGAGGCCCGCGAGGTCGGCATCGCTCTCCGGAGCCTGTTCCGGGGCGAGACCCGCGCGATGGGCGAGTCCTCGACCGCCTACGACGGCAAGGGCAGCGAGTACGTCGTGGTCCAGCTCTACAACGCCGTGATCAACATCCTGAAGTATCAGTCGATCGCGTTCCAGGTCGCGAACGTCGTCGAGACCAACTCCAACCGGATCACGTTCCCCAAGGTCGGCGAGATCGCCGCGACCCCGATCAGCGAGAACACCGACACGACCGACGTCGATGTCTCGACATCGGGCGCTACTTGCAACGTTCTCGACTGGCGGTCGAGTGTGGCCGTCTCGAACACCCTGATCGAGGACAGCCCGGTCGACGTGGCCGGTCTCGTGGCGAATCGCCTCGCCTACGGCTACGCGAAGTCGATCGACAAGGCCTGGCTCCAGGGCTACAGCTCCGGCGGAATCACGATCGGCGGACTGTTCGCCGCCCTCGACGCCGGGAACGTCGTGACGGTCGCCAGGACGGCCGACACGACGGTCAAGAACTTCGCCGACGTCGTCGGCAAGATCGACCCCTACGCGATCGCCCCGAGCTGGGTCGTCGGTACGGCCGGTTGGGCCGAGATCATGAAGGTCTCGTCGACCCTGCTGAACGCGAACATCGTCGACGGAATGGCGGCGACCCTCTGGGGCACCCCGGTCCGGAAGGCATACAACATGCCCGCCAATGTCTACGCGATGTACGGAGATTTTAACTTCTCGACGCAGATCGCGGTCAAGCCGAATGGCCTCCAGATCACGGCCGCCCGCGAGCTGCTGATCAGGAAGAACGCGACCCTGTTCGTGGGTATCCAGCGGTTCGGCATCCTGAACAGCTCGCCGGAGTTCGCCGCCGCCCTGAACAAGGCCACGGTCTAACATCGACGAAGGGACAACAAGAGCGGCCGGGTCGGCACACCGGCCCGGCCGCTCGTCTTTCCTATGATCCGCCTCCGCCTTCTGTTTCAGTATCGCGGCTATCGGAAGGGCGAAGTCATCCAGGCGACGCCCGGCCTGGCGGCGATCCTCGTGAATCAAGGCATCGCGGTCGAGGACACTCAGTCGGAGATCTCGGTGAAGGCGGAGCGGTCCGTAGCGGCTCAGGTGAACGCGAGAACGGCCGCACAGTAACAGGAGGGGTCGATGGTCTACCCGTACCTCTATCCCGTCCAGATGGCCTACGGGGTCCCGTCCCCGCGGCATCCGGTCTCGACGGTCCCGATCACGGCCCCGGCGCTTGAGCCGGTCTCGCTCGACGACGCGAAGGCCCAGCTCCGGATCCTGAAGGACTTCACCGACGACGACTCCTTCGTCGCCGGGCTCGTGGCAACCGGCCGCCGCGTCGTCGAGCGTCGCCTCGGAATCACGCTCATGGCGACCCAGTACCGGGCGACCTACGCGGATCCGCTCGACCTCCTGTCGAACCGTCACGAGAGCAACTGGTGGGGCTGGAGCGACACGCTCGAGCTGCCATACGGTCCGCTCCTGGTCGACGGCTCGCATCCGGTGGCGATCACGGCCGGGGGCGTGACGCTCGACCCGTCGGCCTACACGGTCGACGCCGACAGCCGACCGGGCCGCATCCGCCTGGCGAGCCCCGGCAATAACTCACAAATGGTCGTCACGTACTGGGCCGGGTACAGCTCGGCCGCCCTGGTTCCTCCGACGATCAAGTCCGCGATCCTGCTCCTCGTCGGCCACTACTGGCTCCATCGGGAGAGCGTCGTCACCGGCACGATCTCCCAGGAGCTCGATCACGGGCTCGACATGCTCCTCGCGTCCGAGGCTATCACGGGGATCTACTAATGCTCGAGGCCGGGCTCCTTCAGGAGATGGTCGTCGTCGAGGCTGCGGTCGAAAGCCGGAACAGCCTGGGCGAGACCTCGCTCGCCTGGGTCCAGTTTGCGAAACGCTGGGCGATGGTCCAGGCCGTTTCCTATCACGAGCAGGAGCGGCGGAAGCAGATCGGCGGCATGGGATCGCATACCGTCCGGATGCGCTACGTTCCGGGCCTCACCGGGAAGATGCGGATCCGCTGGGCGAGCCGCGGGAATCGGATCATGTACATCTCATCGGTCGTCGAGAAGGGTCGCCGCGAGGAGCACGAGCTCACCGTCGACGAGCAGCAAACATGATTTCCCTATCGTTTGACAAGCGCGCGGCAGACACCCAGATACGGGCGCTGATGTCGAGGTACGCCTCGCTCCCCAAGCACATCGCGAAAAAGCATCTCCAGGCCGCGATGAAGCGGACGCTCAAAGACGGACTGCCGATCCTGAAGGCGGCGACACCGGTCGGCTCGTCTGAATGGACGTTCAAGAAAACGAAGCGCCAACACTCGAACCAGTCCGGCAAGCGCGGCCAATTCATGGCCGGGTCGGGCCGCTGGCAGGGTCACGCCCGCGGGCAAAAGATGGTCTTCGGCCGGGCCGCGAAGCAGAAGCTCGCCGGGAAGGTCTCGAAGAGCGGCGACCTCCGGCGGGCCGCGACGACGAAGTCGCGCTTTATCGGCCGGAACGCCGACGGCACCGTCTACGGGGTCCTCGGCTACAAGTACGGCGCGGAGTCCCGCAAGGCGCTCTGGCTCGAGTTCGGGACGAAGCGCGGGATCCGGCCCCGCGGGATCCTCGAGAAGGTGATGCGCGAGTACGGCGGGCCGAGCGCGAACCGGCTCGCGGCCGAGATGGCGGCAGCTTTCGAGAAGGCCGCCCGCGAGCTCGCCAGCGGCAAGAACCCCGGAAGGAGTTTCTAATGGCATACCCCGAGGTCTGGATCCGTCACGCGATCGAGGACGCCACTGGACGCCCGGCCTACCCGCTCACGGCCCCGGAGTCGGCCGCCCTGCCCTACGTCGTTTACGGGCGGATGTCGACCGAACGGGAGTTCTCGCTCGGCGGGACGAAGACCTCCCCGGACGGGACGTTTTTGGTCGAGATCTACGGCCTCGGGTACGCGACCGTGAAGCAGCTCGCCGATCAAGTCCGGATCGCGCTTCATGGCTTCAACTACGTCGACTCCGGGGTGACAATCACCTCGTCGATCCTGGCGGACGAGCGGGACGGCGAGCCGATCTTTTTCGACGGCCAGGACATCGGGACATATCTCGTCGAACAGACCTACAAAATCCGCTGGGAGGAATAGATAAATGCCGACCGAAACTCCGACGACGATCGCCGACTCGCAGGGCCTCTCCTTCTCGTTCAACGGTGCCGATGCTTCGGCCGTGCTCACGAACGTGAAGCGCAAGGCGACCGCCGAGTTCAAGGACGTAACTCCCCTCTCGGCCGCCTCCGGCTCGACGCGGAAGCTCCAGGTCGCCCCGCTGTACGACGGCGAGGAGGTCTCGTGCGAGTTCATGGGCTCGGCCGCGTTCACGAAGGGCGCGTCCGGATCGATCACCTGCACGAAGCTCGGGATCTCAGGCACGGCAGTCGTGACGGATGTCGAAGTCACGGCGGCCCGCGGCGAGCTGCTCATGGGTACGGCCTCCCTCAAGCTCACGGGCTGAAACTCACCCGGGGGGTGATTCATGCCGTCGCAACTCGAGGACAGCCAGGGCGCTAGCGTCTACTGGAACGGGAACGAGATCGGGACTTATATCTCGATGTCGCCGTCCTGGCAGACCGGCACGTCGTACGAGTGTACGAATAAGAATTCGATGGTCGTCGGCGTGGGCGAATCTGCCCGCGTCGTGAAGCAGTACAACGCCTCGAGCATCGAGCCGGGCGCGGTCGTCGTCGAGTTCCTGGGGAACGTGAATCTCCGCGTAGACGATCTCGGGGACGCGGGTACGTTGTCCATTGGATGGACAGGTTTCAGCTACGAGGCCCGAGGATTTATCTCCTCGTTCTCGTCGACAGCCGCCCGCGGCGAGCTGATCCAGTGCTCGATCACGTTTCAATTCAACGGATTCTTTTAAAGGGGTAAACGATGCCGATCACCGCCGACGAGCTGCTCGCAATCGAAGACATACGGAAGCCGACGAAGCTCTTCGTCAAGGCCTGGAAACGGGACGTATGGATCCTCGACCCGACCGCGGAAATGCTCCGCGACTGGGAGGCCTACTGTTCGCTCCCGCCGGAGAAGCGCGGCGACATCCGCGCTCGCCTGGTCGTGAAGCTGGTCTGCGACGAGGAAGGGAATCGCGTCTTCCGCGACGACCAGGTTGTCGCCGTCGGCAAGAAATCGGCGGCCGCGATCAAGGAAATCAGCGAGTTCGCGGCCGACCGGATGCGAGTCACCGACAAGGACATCGAGGACTACGAAAAAAACTAAGGAGCCCCGGCGGCGCGGTGGAGCTGTTTCTCCATCGGCTGGGGCTCGCTATGGGGATCTGGGACATCGATCGATGGAGGAACGAGATCACGATCCGGCAGCTCGTGCGGTGGATGGCCTACTGGCGGGTCGAGCCCTTCGGCGACGACTGGCGACGGACCAGCCGCGGAGCGCTCGCCTCGGCCGGGGGCCGCGTCGATCCGAACGCCGAGGACAAGTTCCTCCCCAGTTATCGCGAGAGACCGCCGACCGAAGACGAATTCATCGCACAGTTAAAGCAGATCCCGTCGTTTAGGAAGCAGCTCGAAGAGCAGGGCCGATAATGGCAACCATTGGAAAAGTCGCCGCGATCTTCACCGCCTCGACGGCCGGGCTGAAGTCCGCCGTCGCGGATGCCGGGCGCTCGTTCAAGCAGCTCGGCGGCGACTCCTCGGCCCTGAGCTCGGCCTTCGCGAAACTCCGGACCGTGAGCGGCCAGGGCCTCGCGCTCGTCGGCCCGGCGGCCGAGCAGGCGGGCCGGAAACTCGCCGTGTTCGAGGGCCTGGCGGCAAAGCTGCAAGAGTCCCTCGCGGCCGGGAGGATCTCGGCCGACGCGTTCGCGGCGAAGATGGAGGCGATCCGCGTCGCATCCGACGCGGCCTCGGCCTCGCTCTCTCGGGGCGCGGAGATAACCCAGCAGTACGAGACGGCCGAGCAGCTCCACGCCAGGACGACACAAGAGCTTGTAAAGCTCCTCGGCGAAGGAGCGCTCGCCGAGGACACGTTCGCCAGGGCGATCGCAGACGCCGACAAGAAACTCGCCGACGCCAACGGGACGACAGCCGCCGCGGCCGCCGCTGTTCGGGCGGAAGCCCAGGCCCTGGCGGCATCGGAGCAGGCGATCGCCGATGTAAGGCGAGAAGGCGAAGCGGTTACAAAAAAGTATGCGACGGCCGAAGAGGTTCACGCGTCCGAAGTTTCGGACCTCACAAGACTGCTCGACGCCGGGGTTATTTCCCAAAGCACGTTTGCGAGGGCAATCGCCCAGGCGGACGCCACGCTCGCCAACGCGAACGGAACCACCGCGGCCGCCGCGCAAGCGGCGAAGGATTTGGCGGATGCTCAGCGAGCCGCCTCGGAAGCGCTTGCCGAAACAATGCGCCGCGGAAAACAAGTAACCGACGAGGTCGCAACAGCCGAAGAACAGCACGCCAGCAAGGTTTCAGAATTGCAAGCTCTTCTCCAGGCTGGCGCGATTTCTCAGGAAACATTTTCAAGAGCAACCGCCGCCGCGGAATCAGCTCTCGCCGATGCCAACGGCACGACCGAGGCGGCCGCCCAGGCCGCCCGCGATGCGGCCGCCGCCGAGATGGCGTTCGCCGAAGCCCAGGGGAAGGCGATGGACGAGTTCACGGCCACCATGCGACGCGGGGCCTCGGTGGCCGACGAGGTCGCCACGGCCGAGGAGCGGCACGAGGCCCGCGTCCGCGAGCTCCGCGGCCTCCTGGCGGCCGGAGCGATCTCTCAAACGACATTCAATCGGGCGGTCGACCAGGCCGACGAGGAGCTCCGCCAGGCCTCGACGGCCTCGAACAAGTTCCAGAAGGCCGTGAGCTCGACCGACGACGCGCTCCGGAAGATCAATTCGAAGCTGACGGCCCTGGTCGGGATCAACGCGGCCCAGCTCTTCGGATCGATCGCGTCGGCCGCCGCGGACGCGGCCCGGTCCGCGTTCTCGTTCGCGGCCTCCGAGGCCGAGGCGATCGACCGGACCGGCAAGCTCGCGGAGCGGCTGGGAATGACGTACGGCGAGTTCGCCGGACTCGCTCACGCGGCGGCCCTGGCGGATGTGGACATGGAAGCGGTCGGCAGAGCGGCAACGAAGGCGGATGTCGCGCTTGTACGTGCTGCCAACGGTTCCGCCCAAGCGCAAGCAGCGTTTGCCGGAATTGGATTGTCGGTCGACCAGCTTCAATCGATGAGCCCGGCCGAGCGGTTTAAAGCTATATCACAAGCAATCGCAAGCCTCCCAACTGAAGCAGAACGGGCCGCCGCCGCGGTTGCGCTATTCGGCAGGCAAGGCGCCGAATTAATGCCGATGTTCAACGGCGGAGCGGACGCGATTGCCCAGGCGACCGCCGAGGCCGATCGGTTCGGGCTCGCGCTCACGAACGAGCAGCGCTCGAGCGTCGAGGCGATGAACGACAGTTTCAAGAACGCGTACGAATCCATCCGCGGGGTCGTCGACCAGGTCGTCGCCTACCTCTCCCCTGCCCTGAAGGCCGTCACCGACACGTTCACCAATCTGATCGGAGGGATCGGGGGCGCCAACATCGGACAATTCATCGGCGACGGGATCCTCCGGGGGGCGGAGTTTTTCGCGACGATCGCCGACGGGTTCCTCGCGCAGGTTCCGGTAGTGTGGCAGTACGTCGCGAGCGTCGCGGAGTATTGGTCTGGGGTACTCGACTTCGCCGGGCGCGTCGCGAATCTTCTGTACGGCGCGTTCAAGGTATTCGAGGTCGTCGGTAACGTGATCGGCGGACTGTTCTCCGACATCGTCGCCGGACTCTATCGGGCGGCCGCGAACATCGCGGAGGTAATCCCAGGGTTCGGCGAGTTCGCGAAGGGCCTCGACAAAAGCGCCGATTCGTGGGCCGCCCAGGGCGACCAGTTCGCCTCGAGCATGAACGAAAACGCGAACGAAGCCGGGCGCGCGTTCTCGGCCGCGTTCGGAGAGTCGACACAACAGGCCGCCGCCGCTGTTCCAGGTCCGATCGTGACAGGGCTCCGGCAGGCGATCGCACAAGCACAGGCGGACGCGGCCGCTGTGAACGAGCCGAAGCCGCAAACCGTCGGCCCGAAGAAGGCGGGCGAGGAGAGGCTCTTCACCGGGACGAGCTCGGAGGCCCTGAAGGGAGTCGACTCGCGGTCGAAGGAAGGAGTCGCCGAGATGTTTCGCCTCATGAGAGGAACCGGCGGCGACATCCAGGAGCGTCAGCTCGGGGTACTCGAACAGATCCACGAGGACCTCTCCGAAGGCGACGCCGAAAACATCTTTGAAATCATGGGGGCCTAGCCGATGGCGGTCGTGAGCTGTGCGGAATCGATCGGCGGGACGGGTCTCTCCGGGAAGTACGGCGAGACTTTTACGTTTACCCGAAAATGGAAAATCCGCGTCGACGACCCGGCGACCCCGAAAGTCCTGATCTCGCGGTTTCCAGGGGTGTACTTCGGCGCTCCTCATCCTGAGTTTTTCGATCACAAGGCGATGGAGTTCGAGCTCTCCGACGACGACGGGGTCGGGATGTGGTGGCTCCTGGTCGTGAAGTATTACATCCCGCCGAAAGAGAACACGCCCGACGACTCGACAGGCATGCCCAAAGATCTATGGACGGCCACGGGGTCGACGACATCGATCCCCGTCTTCCAGGATAACGGAGCCGCGAACAGCGGCACGAAGCAGACGCTAACCAACTCGGCCGGAGATCCGATCGAGGACCTTGAGCGCGAGGCCTCCGACTTCGGGCTGACGCTGACCAAATGCTATTCCGATACGGCCTGGTCGGCGCTGGCGATGACACACTCGAACAGCGTAAATAGCGCTACGTGGAACGGCGGCGCGGCGCGGACGTGGAAAGTCGCCTTCCGCGGAGCGACGCCCAAAGAAATGACGGTCTCCGGGTCGAGCAACTCGACCAAAAAATATTGGGAGACCGTCTGGGAGTTCGCGTACCGGGCCGACACCTGGGATCTCAAACCCTGGGACGTAGGTTTTAACCAGAAGGTCGACTCCAGCGGCAACCCGAGCAGCTCGGGAACGTCACGGGCCGCGGTGCTCGGTGCCGACAAAAAACCGGTAAAGCAACCAGTCGCGCTTTCGAGCGGAGTCGCGAAGGCCGCTGGACAGAAGCCGGACGCGCTCACGTTCCGCGTTTACCCCGAGGTCTCCTTCTCCTCGTTCGGGACTCCGTCATGAGCAAGGCCCCGAGGAAGGCATCGACCCGCGTCTCCTTCTCGGCGAAGTCTGCAAAGCGGATCGCCCGCGTCGTCCGCCTGGTCGAGGGCGGCGACCGAAAGCAGGGGCCGACGACGCTTCGGACATCCGTCGGCGACGACGCGATCGTCCGCGGCACGTTCACGGCCCCGTGGAACAAGGGCGACACGAATGATATTACCGACGCGAATCTCTCGGCCGTGACGTACCAGGCAAAAAACTATTTCGCGGACATCACGGGGTCCGGTGAAAAGAAGTGCGCCATCGCGTACGCGAGCGGCGAATGGATCCTGATCGCGGTGGAGTGCTGATATGTTGGGCTCGAGCTGCTCGCCGTGCTGCGGCGGCTGTGAATGTAAGCAGGAGCTGTTCGACAAGCTCGCCGCGTCGTCGGTCACGCTTGCGCTTACGTCGCCTGTCCCGGATCAAATAGAACTAACGACCGGATACTACAAGCGATTCGGCCCATGCGCGCCGCCTGGGCAGCAACCGCAAGACCCAATAACTTTTCTGAATCAATACACTTGCTACAAATCAAGCGATTTTTACAAAACGTACACGCTAGCTCTAGATGCACAATTGACGGTTTATAATTGTTACAGACAACGAAACGGGCGATTCTACAATACTTCTGTTGTCGGTTTTGCGTACAGTGACACAAACATCGACCTCGAGGTTCAATTTCAATTGAGCCCCGCCAACAGCGACGGATCGGCCCCAACTTTTTATAGAGACGCGATGCAGAAAATTGGAAGTACCAAGTGTTATTTTGGTGCTCGGATGCAAGCGCGGCTGTACGACCGAAGCGCAGTTCTCGACTACGGACAGCTCCCGTCGGCGTTTTCGTGGAACAAAACCACAAGAAACTGCAATTTAATCAATAGCACGCCGCCGTATACGCAAAAAAAATGGGAAATTGAACCGGCTCCGACTTCATGGTGTGGCGATGACAACTTTTCCTACAGCGCGCCGGGTTTTTGGGATAAAAATTACGCGCCGAGTGGGGCAACTTTTGGAAGAACAGCATACGCCGATCTAGGAAATAACGAGCTTTGGTTTTCGGATAATCAAATGACTTCCGCCACAATATCGAACAATTTCCCAGCCGACGCGACGTGCGTAGTGCCAATGAAAAGACTCGTTTCGACAAGATTTTGGACAACAGACTCGTCGAAACAGGTTTTTTGTAACGGTACATACCAAACCGCGACCAGGCCCGGAGCAGACTCTTCCGATTCAACGGCTACAGGTTTTATTGAAATAACCCCGCCATGAAATTGTGTCAGTTTGAAAACGACACGTGTATCGTGTGCGGATCCGCTCGGCTGAACGCTCGCCAGATTTGCCCGGAAGAGCCGACAAGCCCGCCACCGCCGCCGGGCCCAGGCGCGACGCTGAAAAAGCTCCTGTCTCGGATCGGGATCACGGCCTCGCCGGGGTGTAGTTGCAACGCTCACGCCCAGGAGATGGACGCCTGGGGCATCGACGAAGCCTCCAGGCCGGAGAGAATCGAGCAGGCCGTCGGATGGCTCCGCGAGGAGGCACAGAAGCGCGGGCTCCCGTTCCTCGACGTCGCCGGGAGGCTCTTGATTCGGCGGGCCATCTCAAACGCCAGGAGGGCGAGTCGTGAAAAAGAAACCGGACGCTCCGCGGTTTGACGCGGACCCGCTAGACGAAGACGACGACGCTCCGCCGTTCACGCTCGACGACTCGGGGTCGATGGTCCTGAACCGGGGCCTCGAGGCCGGGAAGCCGCGGCGGGCCGCGAAGCCGCAGAAACGGAAGGCCGCGGAGCGCCGCAAGAAACCCCGACGACCAGGCCGATAGGCGGCGGCCGCGGTTCAATCGCCGCCCATATTTCCCCACCATAGGGGCTCACTCCAGGAACCCGACCATATGGCAGCGTTCACCCAGACCCCGGCCGAAATCTCGATTACGTGCGTCCAGGGGGACGAGCTCGCGATCGCCATCGATTGCCATCAGTCGCTCGTCGGGTACACGCTCTCGGCCCTGGTCTATAACCAAGTTCTTGCCACGTCTTCCGGGTCGATTGGCGGAGGCGGGACGTACACGGTGGGCGACACGGCCGCGACGTTCACGATCACCGACATCTCACGCTCGGCAGGGACCGTGAAGCTCTCGCTCACTGAGACTCAGACCTCCGCCCTGTCGCCGTCCGGTAAGTACCGATGGTACTTCCGCTGGGTCGACGGGGCCGGGTACACGCAATCGATCCTAGCGGGCGCGTTCACGGTGAGCATCCCATGAGCAACGTCTCCGCCGTCGTCATCTCGCAGTCGAACCCGACGGTAACGACGACGGGCGGCAGCGTTACCTACGTAACGACGAGCAACGGAGCCGGGATCTCGATCGCCGCCGTGAGCGGCGACACGATCAGCGTCTCGGTGAGCGCGACGCAAACCCTCACCCCGGCGACGACGAGCTCCCTCGGGGGCGTGATCGTCGGCTCAGGGATCTCCGTCGCCTCCGACGGGACCATCTCGGCGAGCTCGTCCTACACGCTCCCGGCGGCGACCAGCTCGATCAGGGGCGGAGTCGTCGTCGGCTCCGGGATCCTGGTCTCGGCCGGGACGATCTCGGCCACGGCCTCAAGCGTCGGGGCCGCGGCCGCCAGTCACTCGCACGCGATCTCCGACGTGACGGGCCTACAGTCGGCGATCGACGGCAAGCAAGCCGCCGGAACCTATGCGACGCTGGTGAGCGGCCTCGTGCCGTCCTCGCAGCTCCCGTCATACGTCGACGACGTTCTCGAGTACGCGGCGACCGCAAACTTCCCAGCGACCGGCGAGACCGGGAAGATCTACGTCGCGACCGGGACCGGCAAGATCTACCGCTGGTCTGGATCGACCTACGTCGAGATTTCGCCTTCCCCCGGCTCGACCGATAGCGTCACCGAAGGCGCGACCAATCTCTACTTTACGAACGCCAGGGCGGCCGCTGCGGCCCCGGTCCAGTCGGTCGCCGGTCGGACAGGGGCGGTGACGCTTACGGCTAGCGATGTAGGCGCAGCGGCCGCGTCACACGCCCACGCGTACTCCTCCATCACATCGAAACCTCCGCATCCGTTTTTAGCGGCGCATCTCTTCAGCTAGGAGCATCAATGTCGGCACCGAATCTCCAGTCCCCGGCGACGATCACCGGAAAAACTGCTTTCCTCAATCTGTCGTCCACATCCGCGACGACGCTCCTGGCAAATTCCGCAAGCAGCAATAACGTAATTCGCGTCGTCCACATGACGGTGTCGAATAGTTCATCCACGCAAACCGCGACCGTATCCGTAGCGCTTTATTCGGCAGCGTCCGGCGGAACCGCTTACCCGCTTGTTTCAAACCTGACGATACCAGTCGGAGCGTCGGTGATTGTGGTCGGCCGAGAGAATCCATTGTGGATCGAAGAAGACCGCGCAATCGCCTGCACAGCATCCGCCGCGAACGTGCTAACGGTCGTCGCCTCTTACGAGCAGATCTCCTAATGTCCAGGCCAGCAGGCGGATACGTTTCGGGATACGTCGCGCCGACCAGGTCCGCGGCTCGCGGAGTGTTTTCGATACGCGACGCATGGAACCAGCTCGTCGCGGGGAAATTCCCGAACCTACTTGCTGACAGGCTCGCGAGTTTACTAATCCATTTTGACGGCGATTTCTCGGACTCGTCCGCCAATCCGTTGACGGTTACACCGTACGGCGGAGCTGCTATTGATTCATCAGTTTTAAAGTTCGGCTCTGGAAGCATGAGCCTGGACGGGACCGGCTATCTGCAAATTCAACCGAGCCCAGACCTAGAACCTCTCGGCGAAGATTTTACCATTGAGTTTTGGTGGTATCCCGCCTCCGAAGATCGTCAATGGTTTTTCCACAGCGACACTGACTTGTGGCTCGGCATCGACTACATGAATGGGAGCATGGGAATGTGGGCCAGCTCCGGCGGATGGGGTTGGGACTTGATCGAATCGGACTCTGACTACGGCCGTGGATCAATCGTTGTGCCGCAAGGCGAATGGTCGCATATCGCATATGTGCGCAGCGGCAATTACTGGTCGCTCTACGTGAATGGTGTGCTGGATAAAACTATTGAGGCCTCGGGCTCTGTTGTTGATAAATCGTCGGAGTCGAAATACATCGGCTCATGGGCTGGCGGCAGTGATGCAGGAGCTCCACGAGTGGTAGGAAGTATCGACGAGTTTCGATATGTAACCGGAGTCGCCGTCTATACCGGGAATTTCACTCCGCCGACATCGCCGCTCTCTGTCATCGCTACACCGCTGGGATAGTCCCGCCTCCGCGAAGCTGCTCGTGATCCTGTCCCCCGATCAGATCGCCAAGGCCGAACGCTACGCGCGGCGCTTCTCTGGTGCATGGACAGGAACCAGCGGGACGTTAGCCTCTTTTGTGATCCATCTCATCGACACACTGGAGGCATCCATGAGCGAAACCAATCGCCAGGGAGGAGCGTCGGTCGCCGACCGGTTCCTCGACACTGTGAAGACGACCATCGGCCAACGGTCCGCGACATACGGTCCGCCCCGCGAACACTTTGGCCGGACGGTCGCGGCCGTGAACGCGATATTCGCGAAGAAGCTCCGCGAGCCGCTCACCCCTGGGGACTGGGCGGCGATCATGATGATCGACAAGCTCGCCAGGGCGCAGGGCGACGCGCCGAATCCAGACACGACGGTCGACCTCGCCGGGTACGCGGCCTGTCTCGCCGAGTGCGAGGCCCAGCCGTGAGCGACATCGTCGAGCAGCTCCGGGCGAGCGTCACGCAGTGCCGGGCGATCGATCGGTCGGCCCTGCTCGCGGCAGCGGCGGATGAGATCGAGCGGTTGCGGCGGGAGCTGCTCGAGCGGACGCAGGCCAGCTCGTAGCAGTCGTGCGGATTAATCAGGACAGGATTCGCAGGGTAGCGAAATCCGGGGACTGGATTTCAAAC